TCAACCGCAGCCGCACCACCCAGGGGGTCAGGGCCAAGCTGTCACCCCTGCCCTCCGGGGAGCCGATGCCCTGGGACCGCTGGGCCAGGCTGCCCAGGTCGGCCTTCGCGGTCCGCTGGGTGGAGGCTTACCTGCGCGTCACCGAGGGCTACGGCCTGGGCCAGCCGGTCCGGCTCCACGCCTTCCAGCGGCGCATCCTGCGAGATGTCCTGGACCCCCAGGATGGCTCCACCAAGCCGCCCACCCAGGTCGTGGTGTCCATGCCCAGGGGCAACGGCAAGACAGCCCTCCTGGCCTACCTGGCCGCCCACCACGCGGCCACCACCCCCGGCGGCCGGGTCATCATCGTGGCCACCAAAGAGGAGCAGGCCCTGGTGGCCTGGCAGCAGGCCTACGATGCCCTGGCCCTCCACCCCGAGCTGGCCGGCCAGCTGGTGCTTCACGGCACGGCCCGCGCCCACCGCTTCGACTTCCTGGCCACCGGGGCCAGCGTGACGGCCCTCCCCTCCACCGTCCGTGGCCTCCAGGGCCGGCGGCCCAGCCTGGCCCTGATAGATGAGGTCGGCTTCGTGGACGATGGTGTCTGGTCGGCCCTGGCCCTGGGCCTGGGCAAGCACCCCGACAGCCAGCTGGTGGGCATGGGGACCCCCGGCTTCGACCGGGGGCAGATGTGGCGGCTTCGCAGCGCGGCCCTCAGCCCTGACCCCCCCAAGGGCCTGGTGTACCACGAGGTCGCAGCTCCCCCAGGCTCCGAGAGCGACCCCTACGACCACCGGACCATCCGGGCCGCCAACCCAGCCGTCCGGGCCGGCTTCCTGGACGTGGAGGCCATCCGCTCCAACGCCCTGACCGAGAGCCGCGCCGACTTCCTGACCTTCCGGCTGGGCCTGTGGGCCAGCCGGGAGGAGAGCTGGGTCAAGGCCGAGGACTGGGACCTGCTGGCCGTGGAGGAGGAGCTGCCCCCTGACGGCAGCAGCGTGGCCCTGGGCTTCGATGGCTCCGTGGGAGGCCCTGGCCGGGACACCACGGCCCTGGTCCTGGCACGGGGCATGAACGTGTGGGTCCTGGGCTACTGGGCAGCTCCAGCCCACGCGGCCAAGGGCTGGCGCGTGCCCCGCCGGGAGGTCATCGACGCCATCGACCGGGCCATGACCCGCTGGCAGGCCACCCTCTACGCCGACCCCTGGCATTGGCGGCAGGAGCTGGAGGAGCTGGCCGACCGCTACCCCGAGCGGGTCCAGGAGCAGAACACCGGGGCCAGGGGCCGCTTCGGCCCGATGGTGGACCGCTTCGCTACCAGCGTCCGGCTGGGGGAGCTGGTCCACGATGGCCACGACGCCCTCCGGGACCATGTACTGGGGGCCGTGGCCGAGCCGAGCGCGATGGGCACCCTCATCCGCAAGGACGCCAGGCTGATACACCGGCCCAACATCGACCTGGCCGTGGCCGCGGTCCTGGCCCACAACTTCGGCAGCCAGGACACCGACCCAGGGGTGTGGGTCCTGTGACCACGACCTGCACCCGCTGCGGCCGCGTCCTGCAGCCAGGCCGGCGCTGCTGGCGGCACGGCACCACCCCCCGCCGGCTCCGCAGCTCCAAGGCCTGGCAGCAGCTGCGGGCCGCCACCGTGGCCGCCGGCCGCTGCAGCAGCTGCGGCCTGGTGACCACCCAGCTGGAGGCCGACCACATCCGGCCAGTCTCCACGCACCCCCAGCTGGCCCTGGACCCGGCCAACGTCCGGCCGATGTGCCGTAGATGCCACCAGGAGCGCCTACAACGGCCCTACAGCGGCCGCTGACCCCCGGAGCAGTCTCCACCACCACTAGCGGCCCTGTCGGGCCTCCTGGCTTCGGAAATCGGCCTCCTGGCGCAGCCAGGGCTTGCGTGCCCCCCAGGGGTCGGCTCTACCATCCGCTCATGGACCTGTGGCGCAGCATCTTCGGCCAGGGCTGGAGCATCCCCCAGGCCGAGCCGGTCCACCAGCGCGGCAGCCTGGAGGACAGCATCGCGGCCGCCATCGCGGCGCGGGCCTCCACGTTCAGCCTGGCCGAGGCCCTGGCCCTGCCGGCCATCGGCCGAGCCGTCGAGCTGCTGACCAGCCTGGGGGCCGGCTTCGCGGCCCTGGAGTACACGGCCGGGGTGGCCAGCGAGTACCAGCCGCGCATCATCCGCCGGCCGGACCCCTTCCGCAGCCGCCAGGAGTGGCAGGCCCAGGTCCTGTGGGAGCTGGTCACCGAGGGGGAGGCCTTCCTGCGGCTGGGCAGCTGGCTGGAGGGCTACCCAGGCCACGCCATCGTCCTGCCCCACGATGAGGTCCAGGTCAGCTGGGACGACCGGCGCTTCCTGCCCACGTACAGCTGGCGCGGAGAGGAGCTGGTCCACGGCCGGGACATCTACCACGTCGCCATCAACCGGCGGGCCGGACAGCTCCACGGCAGCAGCGTCCTGCGGCGCAGCCTGCACTACCTGGGCATCCTGGCCGCAGCCGAGGAGTTCGCGGCCTCCAGCTTCGGCAGCGGTGGCGTGCCCAGCACGGTGCTCAAGGTCGCCACCAAGATGACTAAGGCCGAGGCCCAGGCCCTGCGGACGCAATGGGCCGAGAGCCGGCGGGACGCCACCCTGGGTGGTGAGCCGGCCGTGGCCGGCTACGGCATCGACCCCATCTTCCCCGACGTGGACCCGCAGCGGATGCAGCTGACCGAGGCCCGCAGCCAGGGGGCCACCACGGTGGCCCGCATGATGGGCGTGCCGGGTCCGCTCCTGCTGGCCGAGACATCCGGCAGCAGCGTCAACTATTCCAACGTGGACGCCATCGCTGACCAGGTGGTCAAGCTGACCATCCTGCCCCTGTACCTGGCCCCGGTGGAGAGCGCCCTATCCGACCTGGTACCCCGCACCAAGGCCGTGCGCTACGCCCTCAGCGAGCTGACTAGGGCCGATGTCAGCACCCGCTTCGCGGTGTACGCCCAGGCCATCACGTCCGGCATCCTGACGGCCCCGGAGGCCCGCGCGTTCGAGGGCTGGCCGGCGGCCGGCCCTGCGGCCGCGCAGCTCTATGAGCCGGTGCCCAGCCTGGCCCAGGACGGCAGCCTGGTGGAGGTCCCCGCATGACCGACGAGTACACCCGTGACGCGCAGCTCCTCCTCCTCTCTGACCAGGAGCGGGCGGCCCTCCCCGAGGACGGCCGCACGCTGCTGGTCAGGCTCCTGAGCTGGGGGGAGGTCGCCAACACCCCGCAGGGCCTGGAGGCCTTCGCTCGCGGGGCCTTCGCTGACAGCGACCCGGCCACCGTCCTGGTGGAGAGCCAGGCCCACGGTGGGGCCATCGTGGGCCGGGGTCAGGCCCTCATGGACGATGGCCAGGGGCCGGTCCTGCAGGCCCGCATCAGCGACACGACCGCGGGCCGGGACCTGCTGACCCTGTACCACGATGGGGTCCTGACCAGGGCCTCCGTGGTGTTCAAGCCAGAGCGCAGCCGCCACCGCAGCGATGGGGTGGTGGAGCGCGTCAAGGCCAGCCTTCGCAAGGTGGCCATCCTGCCGGCCGGGGCCTACCCGTCGGCACAGGTACTAGAAGCACGGGGAGACACCGACATGACCGACCTGGCCACCGAGGCCACCGTCCAGGCCCCCGCGGCCGAGCCGGTGGACCTGTCGCCCATCCTAGGCCGCATGGACGGGCTGGAGGAGGCCATCGCACGGGTGGAGGCCAGGGCCGCCTTCGGCAGCCCAGCCGCCAACCGCAGCGAGCTGGCCCGCTTCGACAGCTTCGGGGCCGCCTGGCTGGCCGCCACCGATGACCCCACCGTGGCCCAGGAGCTGCAGCGTGCCCTGGCCGACCAGCTCACCGATGACAACCCTGGCCTGGTGCCACCGGCCTGGCTGTCCACCATCCAGGGCCTCATCAGCCGCAGCCGGCGGGCCGTGGCGGCCTTCGGTGGTGCGCGTGCCCTGCCGGCCACCGGCATGGAGTTCGACTGGCCCAAGGTGGACGACACCACGATGGCCATGCCAGCCACGGCCTTCGTGGCGCAGCAGCTGGCCGAGAAGGCCGACATCATCAGCGCCAAGGTCGGCTTCGACAGCGACAAGGCCGCCATCGCCACCTATGCCGGCGGCAGCGACATCAGCTGGCAGCTCCTGCGGCGCAGCTCCCCGAGCTACCGCGAGGCCTACCTGCGCTTCATGGCCAACGTCTGGGGCATGGTCACCGACGCGGCCTTCGTCAACGCCCTGGTGACCAAGGCCGGCTGGACCGACACCGTGACCCTGACCGGGGCCACGTCAGCCGCAGCTGACGCCCTCCTGGCCAAGCTGTTCAGCATCAGCGTGGACCTGGAGGACATCACGGGCCAGCCGGCCCAGGTGGTCCTGGCGGCCGGGGATGTGTTCAAGCGCCTGGGCAGCCTGACCAGCGCGGTGGTGCCGGCCCGCTACGGCACGGTCAACGTGGCTGGTACCGCTGACGCGGCCGGCCTGGCCGTCAACATCAGCGGCCTGCCCATCGTCCACGAGCCGGCCCTGGCTGACGGCATCATGCTGGTGGCCGTCCGGGAGGCCGCAGCCTGGCACGAGGAGGGCAGCCCGTTCGTGGCCCAGGCCGATGACGTGGCCAAGCTGGGCACCAACGTGGCGGTCTGGAGCCTGGGTGCCCCGGCCATCTACGTGCCCAACGGCATCGTCAAGGTCACGGCGACCGTCTGATGCCTGCAGGACATCCTGCCCGCAGCCTGGCGCACCGGGAGGCCGCCCCAGCGGCCTCCCCGCCCAAGGCCAAGGCCAAGCCGGCCCCCAAGAAGGCCAAGGCCAAGCCGGCCCCCAAGCCGGCTGACCGGCCGGCCGAGGGCTGACCGATGGCTGCTGACGTGGCTGACGTGTATGCGTCCGTGGCCGAGCTGGCCGCCCAGGTCGGCAGCCCGCAG